ACCTCTATGTATTATCCATTTTCCTTCGTTAGTCCAAGTTGTTCCATCTGTTGAGTAACCATAACTATAAATCCCATGGTCTTTATGGTCGGTATTAAAGGCTAAATCTAACTCGCCATGATGTTGCGTGTCTATCGCCCCAAATCTTGCGTTCCATCCCGAGCCATTAGTGAATACTGGCAATGCGCTAGTAACCTTTCCACTCTCAGCGGTAGTGCCAAATCCCACTCCTACTGTGCCTTGTCCGTTGTCGTATAAGTCCAAAGGATATAATGCGGGTGCAACGCTGACTATTGCCGTTGATGATGTTACTTTGTCCCTTACTGTTAAGGTAAAAGTAGCACTTTGGCTATCTGCTAAGGCTATGTGTTGTCCGTTGGTTGCCGTGCCCGATATTGAACCGCTATAAGTACACTTTGTACTCTGTATGCTATTCTGTGAATTAACTGAACTTCTTACCGCTCCGCTGAAAGTAACGTATACATAAACGCCAGCACCGTCTTCGGTGGTGCTTGTGCTATTTGCTACTCTGTACGCTGATAAGGTGGCGGTTGGTGGTTGATAGCCATATACCGTGATACTCTTGCTGACTGTACCGCTTACCGCTCCTCTTGAGTCCTTAGAATAAGCATAGATAGTCAAGGTGTAATTGCTTGCACTTTGAGGGATGGTATTTGAGGTTACTGTTCCGCTTGTGCTTGTTGATGATGTACTGGTTAAACTACCGCTTGATACCGTGAAGTAAGTAGTATTTGAAGTTGTACCATATCCACCGCTAGCACTCCACGAACTCTTAACTGTGGAATATCCAGCAACGGCATATCCGCTAATAGGCGTGGTATTAAGAGCAATATTCCCTAATGTGACGGATGGTTTAATATTGGATGTGTTAACCGATACCGTACACGTTGCCGTTTTAGTTCCTACTAGAGTAGCATAACCACTATCACTATAAGTCTGTACCTCAATGGTAAAAGTTGCACTTGTTGATGTTGGCATACCACTTAATAAAGAGGTATTTGCCACTGTTACTGTTGAGGATGTGGTACTGATCAAACCTTTGTTAGCCCATCCGCTCCAACTTCCTGAGCCGATTTTCCAACGCCATTTGTGATAGAAGTTAGCCTTTGAAGTTATCGTTGCACTGATTGAACCACTTGTATTTGTGATTGAGTAGTTTCCAACAGAAACATCACTTGCTCTTGGTATGGTGTTTAAAGTAAAGGTTTCACTAATGCTTGCTGAACCTACTAAACTTGCTCCACTGAAACTGAACGATACATTGATACTCTTTGTACCATCACTGTTATGGCTGATATATCCGCTAGTTACATAAGCACTTGCTGAACCTACACAGTACCAAGTCTTTGAACTTGAGAAGTCATACTGAACACTTCCGCTTGTCTGTGCTCCGTTTATGCTTACTGTGTAATTTCCAGTACCCCACGAACTAGTACCACTAGCACCCGTGATATATGCTTTGTATTGAACCTTACTTCTATTGTTTGTGATGTCTTGGTCTACATTATTAACAACAAGGTAAATCGTATAGTTGCCTGATGTTGTCGCTTTGCTATATGTTGCCATTGAATCACCTCTTAATTATGTCTTGTAAACGTTAAATGAGAACCATTTGAACGTGTGAAGATACGCCATCTGTTAGCCTGAGTATTAGCGTCACCAATACTCAAAGCACTAGCACCTAAACCATCACTTGAATCTAACCACGCTAACTTATTGGTATTATCGTTGAATGATAGTTCGTCATTCTCTAATGCCAGTTTTACTTCACTGTCACTCTTGCCAATGGTTAAACCGCTACTTGTAAAATCAAAGTATGAATTTAACTCTGTTAACTGGTTGCCTTGCTCGGTAACTGTATTATTAATTGAGTTGATATTAAGAGTGATGTTCTCAGCCGTCTGTGAGATAGAAGTACTCAATGATGAAGAAGTCTGTGCCAGTTCATCCTTTGTAGCGTAATTCTCTAATGAGGTCTGTGTATTAGTTACTTGAGTTTGAATACCTGATAAATCAATCTGTAGTTGTGAAGTAGTAGATACGGCGGTATCTGCTTTTTCTTCTACACTTGCTACTGTTGTCTGTACTTCGCCTAGTTCTCTATCGATAGTCTGGGTAACTGACACCAACTTGTTATTTGTCAGTTTTAACGATTTGATGTCGCCTAAGTTATCAGCGATTGTCTGAGCAATGTTGCTCTTAGGTGTACCGATTTCAATCTCGGTATAACTACCCTTTAAGACATCCCACACCGTGCGAATGATCTTTGCGTCATATGATATGCCTAACGGCGGATATATAACCTTGATTGTGTCGCAGAGATTGACCGTTTCCAGAACGGCAATATTCTCAAATTCGGATGTCTGCGTTAAATCAACAAATGACACCTTGATATTCTTTTCAGGATGAATGACTGCCCGTGCAATGTATCTCTGCCGTGCTTGGTTCAGTTCCTGAACTGTCGGTGTGCTTTCAAACTCACTCGACAAATCGAGAATCACTGTTCTGTGGTTTGGATAGTCATCCACATTCGATGAATACTGGATGTCACCGTGAAATGAGACTGTGTCATCGTTATTAGTCCATACAGGGAGAACACCCGTCACGGTATTCTCGACAGTTTCTGTCTGTTCGAGGTCTGAAATGTTTTTTCTATACCTCAACTGAACCCCATTATCAGAGCCACGATGTGTCCAGACTTTCGTCTCGAAATTGTCCCACTCGAACTCACACGTTCCAGAGCCTGAGTAAGTGTCCAAGATTGACCCTTGTGAGCCACCTAAACAAGCCCTCATAGACTTAACTATGCTCTGGTTATAAGTAGTCACGGTATTGTCAATGTCTGTCCAGAACGTGAATGGTGAGGTCTCAAGCGCATTTGTGTTCAGTCCATTCAAGGCATTTGCAATTCCCGTTGAGATGAACGGTTGCACTGGAATGAATGACTGACGATATGAAATGTGGTTAGCCTTGACCGTGATAATCTGGTCGATAGGTTTTGAAATCTCGTAAATCTCAAATGCCTGTCTTTCTTGAGTTTGGTTAGGTTTAACCACGATGAGATTTGTCACCTTGATGTCACTGTAATGAATACCGTTTGTCGGGTATGTCATCACTAATTCAAATATGCCGTTTCTTTCTTCGGTGACCTCACAAGAAATGGTGTCGGTCAATCTGCCGATTCCGTTTGTTGAGAACGATGTCCGTGAACCATTAAACAGAATAGGAATCATAACTGCCACCACCTCGGAGTGATTTCAACTTCGGTTATTCCTGAAAGTGTGATGTTGGTTGTTCCCTCAAGAACAGGGAACTCATCAACAGTCACGTTGTTGTTCATATTGGTTGTACCCGTAAAACATTGCATTGTTTCACAGTCGATGTCTGTGTAAGTTGTTGCGTTTGCAATTGTCAGTGAATAATCACCGACCGTCAATGTGCCGTTTCCGTACACTCTGAGCAACGGTCTACTTGGAAAGACTGTTGGATTTGTTATAGTTCCATCAGCCGTCAGAGTGACTGTACTGTCGCCAGAGACAAGGAATCGTTGAGGTTTGCAAATAAACGATATGTCAGCAGACCCCTCACGGAATAATGCGGTCACATCGAAATCAATTGCATTGTAGTATGTTGCGTATCTGTAAGACTCAGGATTGTATGTGTCACTTAATTTCTGATAGCCACGAGAACCAAGCAACCAAGCAACGATGTTTCGTGCGTTTGCTTTGAAATTGTCTATGATCGCTACGGTATATGTTGCGATGTAGTTCTCATATGAGCCATCCTCAATCAGCAAGTCGCCGTTACGACCTGGAATCTGTATTTGATTGACTCTGCGTTCAGGAGCACCGAAAGTCTGCAATCCAGTTACTAACAAACCGAATTCGCTTGTTGACTGTCCGTTGAAAGTGAAACTGTTCAACATTATCTCCACCGCCTTTCAAGTTGTGCTACATTTGCCTGTAATTTGTTCAATACGACATTTGCCGTCTGTTCTGCATTGCTGGATTCGTTGACTACTATATTCACGTTCCACGAATTGCCCGTTGCCTCACGAATCTGTCTCATTAATGCAGATTCACCGATAATGATTTCACGACCTTTTTCACCGCCACCGAGCAACTGTCCGTTGTTCATGCCAAATATTGTTGCGCCATCCAGAACCATTCCCTGATTCATTGCCTTTGCATACCAATCAATCGAAAGACGAGGTATCACCCCACGTAGCAAGTCCCCGACTCGCCACCCATAAGGACTGATTCCGAAATGTGGTAATGGAATGTGTGGAAATTTGAAATTGCCCGTGAATATGTCTTTCAACGTCTTGCCGACTGTCCCGCCGACATCAATGATTGTCTTGAATACGTCAATCAGCCATTTGATAGCACCACCGATTTTCTCGACTGCTACCTTAATGACATCGCCGACTTTCTGCCAGTCAACAGACTTTGCCCATTCTGCGAATGCCTCTGTTATCTCTGCGACTACTGGTGCTAAATAAACACCTATTTGATTCTTAACAGAGTCTAACCGCTTTTGTGCCCTCTGCATTGAATCATCAACAGAACCTAATGACTCTAATGTCTCGGAGTCAAGGACATAGCCCATATCGTGAGCCTCATCCGTGAATTCAGCCAGTTTGTCAGAACCTACTGCAATCAACGGATTCAAGTCCATAGCAGAACGACCGAATATATCCATTGATAAGGCGTCACGTTCGGTCTGATTCTCCATCGAACCGAGTTTGTCGATTGCCTCGTTGAATACCTCGTTTGAACTACGCATTGTGCCGTCTGCGTTGGTGACTTCAATGCCTAATTGCTTGAACCGTTCGTATGCACTTCCTGTTCCTGACGTTGCTGACTGCATATTATTTGTCAGTTTAGTGATAGATCCTGTAATGGTTTCAAGCGATGTGTCTGTCAGTTCAGACATATACTTGAATTCCTGAATCTGGTCTGTGGTGAGTCCGTATGTGGTAGACAGAGTCATTACATCGTCAGCGTATGCCCGTGTGTCTTTGCCCAGATTGAACATCTGCTTTCCGACATTGATGAGTTCCTGTCCCATTGACTTGATTAAGTCAGCAGACAGATTTGCTTTCAGCATATCGCCGAACGTTGATGTCTTATTTGACGTCTCGTCCATTTCCTTTCCGACATTGTCGGTTTGGTTCGCCATATCAGACAGTTTGCCGTTGGTTTCTTCTAACTGCTTTTTGTACTTGTTAACGACTCCCTCAGTCAGTGTGATTTCTTCTTTTAACTTCTTTTGCTCATTCGTTAACTGTCCATTGTCACTCTGTGGTAACTGTTCATACATCCGTTTCAGGTCTTTCAGTTTCAATGAGGACTCTGCGACTGCTACGTTCAATGTCTTTTGCTTTTCTGTCAGCAAATTGACATCGTTCGGATTGAACCTTAATAGAGAGTTGATGTCTTTCAAATATTTCTCGGTGTCTTTTAACTGTGAGGATGTATTCTTGAACCGTTGCATTAACGGATTGGTATCTGCACCAATTTCAATCGTTATACCTCTAATCTTGGTCTGTGCCATTTAGACTCCTTTCTTAGAACCTGTCGAAATCATTTTGATTTGCAAGTTCTCTGTATGTGCAATTGTCATTTGCCTTTTCTGTTAACATATCGAGCACCATCCCGAATGTAAGGTTCTCCATATCGTCATCAGAAAGACCGAGTTCTGCACATCTCAACAAATATATTGCCGTGTTTAATTCACGTTCAGTTTGTCTACTTGCTTTTCGTGGGTGTGGACATAGTCTGCTGAGACTCACCCCATAACGTTAATATCTGAGGCATTGCATAATAAATATCAGCAATGCCGAAATTGTCTAACCATTCTTCTTGCGTGCCGATGGAATCGTCATACTGTTTTGCCATAATATAGGCGAGATTTTCCACGACTTCAAAGTCAGCACCATCTTTGAACCGCCCTGTTTTCATATCCATATGCAGATATAATTTCTGCATTTCTGCGATTAAGTCCTTGTTAAATATATTTCTATAACGTTTAGGTGTGTTGGCGGTTGCCTTTAATGTGACATCATAGTCACCGATTTTGATTGTTTTTTCCATTTATCCTCTTTTCATACGAGAAAAAAGGGAGATTTCTCTCCCTTATTCCTTTTTCTTATTCAGTTTCGACAGGCTGATACACTGATGTGAACCATCCTGTGTACTGTGCTGATGTTGTGTCATCAAGTTTGGTGCTTGCCTTAACAACATTGTCATTCAGACGAGCAACTGCCGTGATTGTGATCGTATCTGTTACAGGTTCAATCGTGGTGTCGGTAGTCTGTGACGCAACACTCGGTCTGTCTGCTTTGCAATTGTACAGAACGTGTCTGCGTGCGTTTGCGTCTCCCTCGAACTGGAACATCAATGCAAATCCTTTTGGCTTTGCGTCTGCCTTTTCAACTAAGACATTGTTTGAGTCGAGTGTATATCCCAGAACATCAATCTTGAATGAATCAGGCAATAATGCGACTTCTAAATCGCCCTGATAACCATTGTTTGAGGATGTTACGAAATAGTCAACGTTATCTGCACGGAAAGTAGTCTGTTCACCCTGAGCCTCAAGAGAGAGGTTGACTGCACCCTTGATTGCTACTGGAGTTGCATATGTGTATGTGTACTGACCCTGTTCATTCAGCGACTCGGTATAGACACTGTAATAAACATTGCTCAATCCATACTTAACCTTATTGCTCATTTATGAGAACCTCGCTTTCATAATAGATTTCATACATCGATTCTTTGTCGATGAAATTGTCAGTTTTGTTATAGGTGATATTGTGATTTTTGAGGATGTTCTCGAGATTCTGTTCGAGTTCTAAATCCTTTTCTTCGGTGTACAGTTCAATGACTAAACTTTCAATTTTCACATAGTTTGTGTTGTCGGCTGACATATCGTCTCTGTTCGGGTAGTAATACACGAGATAAGGAAGAGACGGTGCCTTGTCGTTTGGGAACTGATAGTAAGTTACTGGAATGCCCAGTTCCTGAACCATATTTGCGATTTGCTGATATGTCATTTCAATTCCCCCTCGATTTTCTTCATCAATAATTCCTCTGCGTAATCGCTCCGAGGTTTGATGTGTTTAAATGCCTTTGCTCTGCCACCTTGCCTTAATACGTGACCGTTCTCTAATAAGTGTGTCAATGTCGGTTTGTTTGCGTTATAAATGACGACCGTTTGTCTGCCTAGCGTTGATTTGGTTGCCTCTGCCGTCCATCCCCGAGCATAATCGCCTGTTTCTTTTGGTGATGTTCTTTTAAGTTCAGAAACAGTCCGATTTGCCACCTCTGGAATAGACCTTGCAAGTGTGCGCTCAACCTCAGCACCATATTCAGCGATGATAGATTGAACCATCTTTCCCAAATCAATAGCCTGTGAACGTTTATATGCCATTAAGCACCTTTTCGTTCTTCGACATACAAATCAATCGTTTCATTTCTGCCGACATAGGTTCTGTATATCTCATACACTTTGTCGTTGAATTCAACCGCCTGTTCTCCGTTGTAGTCGTAACGGAACACGGTGAAACGGAACCGAGGATTCAGACCATTTCGTCCACCCTCGAACCATTCCGCCTGAGAAACAGACACGACATCACAGAACACCTTTTTCTTGGTTTCCTGTTTACTCCATATGCCTAATGAATTCTGTGCCTCGTTATATGAGATGAGATAGATGATGTTTGACCTATCCATTGGCTTTTCTCCACACTGTATAGCCACTAGCCATTGACAACTGCGCTTTCTGTTCATCATAACTTGACTTCAATTTGTCATAGTTGTCAGGATTGCCAAATTTAGCCTTGCAGAAAGTTATGATTGCTAGATTTATTAAGAAATCATCGCCCTCTGGGACTACGACTCCTGAGAGTTCTAAATCCTTTTTGCACGCACTCATCAAGGCATTCAGTTCGGTGTCGAACTCGTTTGTTGTAATTCTCAAGGCAGTTTTAACGTCACCCAATGCCACCATATAATCACCTACTTTTTAACTGTTTTCTTTTTCTTTTCAATTGGTTTGTCGGTAAGAGGAATAAGATAATCTTTTGCAAATTTATACTGTTTTTCGTCTACAAACACAATTGAACCTTTAAGGACTGCAAGAACGCAGTCCTTTTTAACTTCATACTTTTCCATCTATTATGCTGCTTTAACAAGAGCAAATCCATTTGGACGAACAAGATGGATTGCACACATAACCTTTGCAACGATCTTGATTAAATCCTGTTCAGCATATGTCTTGTCGTCGAAGATATACTTGAATTCCATACCCTCTGGGAAGTTGCCAACGACACCGTCTAAGTCACCGACTAAAACGCCAGTTGCAGTGTTGTTGAATAATACTTCTAAGCCCTCGAATGGGTCTTCTAAACGATTGCCAGCAGTAGTACGGATTGACTTGATTGCAACATAGTTAGCCTTTGACATAATAACGATTGGGTTAGTAGCCTCATCGCTTAATGCACCTAAGCCAGCCAGAACTGCGTCACCATCAATTGCGTGAGTTACCTTAGCAGTTAATGTAGAAGCCTCTAATTCTGCAACGATTGCGTTTTCTAAGGCGATTGCAATCTGGTGTCCGAATTCGTCATACAGGTAGTTCAGGAATTCTGCACCACGTAAAGCCAGAACACGGTCTGATACACGGATGAACTTCTTGTAGTACTGTGCAACAAATTCAACAGTACCTAAAACTAACTGTTCTTCAGCAACTGGGTTTCCGCCCTCAGTGTGCAGTGTTGCACCTGTTGCAGACTGTTCATAGTTAACCTTGTAGTTACCCTGAATGAATACTTTTCTGATTCTGCTCAGAATTGGTGACTTGTCCCAGTCAGTCCAAATTCTATTTTCAACAAATTCAGGCACTGCGACTGTTCCGTCTGTAGCGTTTTCGGTCAGTAACATTCTCATTTCCTTGTCGTTGCCCTTAATATATTCAGCAAATGCGTCAATATATTCTGGAGTGTTTCTTAATTCTTTGATTTCCATTCTCTTACGAACCTCTTCTTTCTCAAATGTTTCGATTGTCTTTGAATCATTAACAACCTCGTCAATGATTGCTTTTCTCTGTTCTACTTCGGCGTTTAACTGTGCTTTTCTTTCTTCAAGTTCCTTGACCTCTTTTTCGAGGGAATCAACATCAGCGTTTTCGTCCTTTAACAGAGACTCAATTTCGAGAGTTCTCTTTTCGATGTCATCAAATGTCATTTCTTTGATTTCCATTATTCCTTACCTCTCAATTTCTTTATTCGTTCCTCTAAGTCCTTTTTGCGATTTTCTTTTTCAATGCGACTCAGTCTCTCCGCCTCAACATCTGCAATCACTCCGTCTGCATATGCTCTCGCACTGATACTTGTATAATCGTTCCGAGGAATTGAAACGGCACTGACATCAAATACCTTTGTGATGTCGTGGATGGTGCGCAACCAAACCTCGCCGTTTTCATCAGCAGATATTTGTTCAACACTGTCCTTTGTCTTGTCGACTAAGAATCCAAATGACATCTTGTTCGTATATCCGCCTTTGATTTCCTCATAGAGTTCACGACCGATAGTAGTTCCGCCTAGATCAGCGGAAATGAAAAGACCTTTCTCGTCATCCTTGTTCAGAGATAAGGTCTTGTTTGATTGTCTTGCAAATACACGTCCCTCGTGGTTGTACTGGAATATAACATCCGACATATCTGTGTTGTCGAATGCGTGTCGGTCAACTTGTTCTTTGACTTCGATTGCATAACCATCTGGAGCGTATGTAGTGTATAAATGATACGGTTCATTATAGGTTGAGGCATATCCCTCGACTCTGTATTCCTGTTCATTCTGGGAAATGTTCAGAATCAGGTCTCTATACTCTCGACCGTTTTCAATCTTCTTGATTTCCATTGTTCTCCCCCTCTACGACCGTTTCTAACGGTGTTTCCGTTGTGCCCGTATTAGAATTCAACTTATCTGCTATCGTGTAATATTCGCCACGAATGACGGCGACATCACCATTTTCGATTGGTTCATAGTTGAACAGTTCACGGATTTCATTGATAGTGAGTACACCTCTGTCGCCTAACTGCTGAGCCATATTCACTTTCTCCGTGACCGTCATATATTGCAGACGGTTGTGATTAACATATACGTGATTCCCGTATGATCTCATATCCAATGTATAAAGCATACGGGACATCCGTTCGGACATCATAATTGCAAATGGTTCAACGGCTGAATTAAAGAATGAATCCAGTTCCCGTGAACTTGCTTTGCCTTGCATTATGTTTTCGTTGGTGCCGATGTAATTGAACACATTCTCTTTGATTAACTGTGCTTGCTTTTCATCTACCGTGAACGGCTGAATGTTAACTTGTTTGATGTCCTTGTACTGGTAAGGGAACAAGAGCATTTCGGATTTTTCTCCTTTGAGGTTGTATTCGGTAAACCTTTCACGTTCCAATGCCAAATCCTCAGGACTTATGAAATTGTTGACCTGACCGATGAAACGAATTGTTGAACTGTTCTGAACCGCCTCTTTGATGGCTTGTTCCTGAACGTTAATCAAATCGAGTGTTGGTTTCAAACACTTGTTGTTTGGGTCACCGAAAAAGTCATTTTCATACTGATGTTTAACCATATAAGCACATCTTTCAAATTCAATCGCACCAACCTGATTGTTGGCGAAACTGTAACGAATCCAGAGTTTGCCTTTTTTGTCCTCACGTAGTTCAACCTTTCTCGGTAATACAGGGAACACACCGATTGTTTCCATTCGGTCATTCATTACAGGGACAATGAACAGATTGTTTGTGCAATCCAAGATCGTTGAACACCTCGCAAGAAATTGCGACCAAGTCATCCAAGGATTCGGAGCATACTTCATTCTTGTTTTCAGTTTTGGCAATGCCTCGCCTTGCAACTCAACCTTTAATTTTGAAATATGTCTAGCCTTTGACTCTACTGCTGACCTGAACAATGCTGATTCATACACTGAACCGTAGTAATCGTGAAATACTGGTCTATATCCTGTCAGCAATTGGAATTCTGATGATGGTATTTTGTCCAATGGTGTTGTTGTTTTTTTCGGGAATAACCAATCAAACAGACCCATTTCTTACACTCTCCCCTCGTTCTTTAATCTCTCGCCATATTCACCCCACCACTTTTGACGAACGGTCATTGCGTCTAAGAGCGACCGCACACCGTCAATGTGAGAGGTGCTTGTTAACTTGACTATACGACATCTTTCTTTCTCTGCTGAGAATTTCAATGCCGTGTCTAGTAAATGTACTTTTAAAAGGTCATTGTCTCCGATGGAAACACGACCGTCTTTGATGAGTCCCGATAACTCGGAAATTACCCCACTCAAATTGAATCCTTGCCGTACATCGTCTACGTGAAATCCAAATTGCTTTAATTGGTTCGTCAGGTATGACGCATTGTAGCGGTCATATCCGACCATCAGAGGATATAACTTGTATTTCTCGACAAGTTCTCTGCACCAATTGAAACAGTCGTTATAATCGATTACTTGTTCCCCAGATGGATATAACAAGCCTCGTTGGATGTATATTTTGTACGGCAGATTGTCTCGAATGCTTGCAGACTCGATGTTCTCTGACGGCAACCACATTCGGTTGAACACATAGAGTTTTTCGTTCTTTTGGATGACTACGGTTGCTGATGTCAAGTCAGTAGTTCTGGACAAGTCAATTCCGATTACACAATAGCAACCCTTGAAATCATTTAAATCGAGGTGTTCTCCACAACACTTGAGAATGTCTTGTGTTGGGAATGCCCGTTGACTTGAGTTTTGCTTGATGTTCCGATATTTCGTGAGAAACTCAACACGTTTCGACAACGAACTTTCAGCAATTGCGATTTCATCCAGTAAGTAATCGACAGAAACGGAAACGTTCAGGTTCGGATTTGCCTTTTGCAATTCGTTGATGTCGTTCCATTTCTCCACATCGTCAATCATATAGAGAAACGGTGCGAGTCTCTTTTCTCTGGAGTCACCATTGATGACCGCCGTTGAACGTCTTATCAATTCGTCATATATAGACTCGTCAACATATCCGCTTGTTGAGATACTCAAGATAAGAGGTTGCTTTCGTGAACCTAGAGCAGATTTAATAACCTCATACTGTTTTAAACCACCATCCCCGACCCACGATGAGATTTCATCGCAGACGGTCATATGAGGATTCAATCCATCGGACTTGCGCCGTGAGAACCGTAAAGGTTTGATTGAAGTATTCGTTGACTCGATGTAGATGTCAGTTCTTCTTTTCTTTGAAAGAGTCTCGAGTTCTGGTTCCTTACGAATCATTTCATAAAGAGCGTTATAGCAGAGATTTGCTTGTTCCAATTTAGGTGCTACGAAATAAATCCTCGCACCGTACTCGCCATCCATAAACCGCATATAGCACCGAATCCGTGACCGTAGCAGAGTTTTCCCGTTCTTACGTCCGATGATAACCACAGATTCACGGAACTGACGGTTTCCCTTTTCGTCCATAATGCCGAACAGAACTGATACCAATGCTTTTTGCCACAGTTCCAATTTCAACAGATTAGGAGCGAGAGACCCCTCGTGGTGTCGGCAGAACGATTCAATGAACTTGACTGCCTTGTTCCGTTTCTTCTTGTCAAAATAAAAGGACTTGTTTTCAAGTCCCTTGATTATCAGTTCATACCAAGCACGAATCCAATGCCCAACGACAATGGTTCCGTCTTTGATACCTTGATAGTATTCGTAAATGTAGTTATTCATTCATCAGACTTTCTAACCTAGACACAGACTCTTTTTTCTCGTGCCCTAGTTTCAATATGATGTCTAGCATTGTATTCAGTGTTCTATTCGCTGAATCAGTGATTTTCGGCAGTTCCTTTATCAGAGGATTTGCATATACATTCAATCTGCCCTTGATGTATTCCTTTGTAGTCATCAAATTGTCTTCATCCTGTAAGGATTTTTGAATTTCCTTGATGATCTCACTCTGGATGGCGTACTGTTCGGCACTTGCGATGAATAAAGCATTATCATCGACACCGTATCGCTCTGCAAGTTTCATCAATTCAGCATAGGTGTTCTTTGCTTTTGCCAAATCAGAACCACTCCTTTCAGTCCAAAAATAGTTTTAAACACTTTGAGCAGTTCTTCTAATCTTGGCAAATACGGTGGGCATACCCCTATGGACTATTTTGAAATTACAGGGGGGATACCTTGCCGTCAGCACTCACACGGTATCTTTTTTTGCTGAACATATTCGTTCTGTCATCCTTGTGTTCATCTTGGTGACATTTACTACATAATAACTCAAGGTTGTCAAAGTTCAATGTTATCTCTGGATTATTTATATTGCCTTTGGTAAGTCTTTTCTTGTGATGAACTTCCGTACCAACTTCAATCAATCCCTTTGCCAGACATCTTTCACACAGTCCCTTGCGGTATTTAACGAATGACTGTCTGCAACTTTTCCATTCCCTTGAATCATAGAACTGTCTTATTGTTTCATACATATACAAAAAAAGAGTACCCTTTATCGATACTCTTTCACACTATCATTTTACTATGGCGTTTACTCTAATTTCACTCTAATGTTTCGGTTCTTTTCAACGGACAGTTCTTGTAGATTTCCCAGATGTCGCCGTATGTAATCTTAACCTTTTGACATACAAAATGTTTGTAATAGTCGTCATACTCTCTGACAAATAACTGACAATGAATGCAAGGAACTTCACCGTCTATGCTTTCTGGTTCATCTACTATCAGGATCGCTTTGCTCATTTTCTTTCTCCCAATCGTCAAGCACTAATGCATAGCAATCCTTTACAGACCAATCTTCAATACCCATACCCATATTGTCTGCTTCAATGAGTTTATTTATCATCCACTCAATAGGAATTGCGTTCTTTATATACTTTTCTACGCAAACTATCGCATTGTAGAGGTCTTCGGCATCTTTGCCGTAATAATCAGGGCTGACATCTTGATGTTCGGGGTCTCTGCTTATTGACATATCACAAGTAAGCATTGCCTTGTTATATTCCAATATTTCTATTGCTCTCTTCAGTTCCATTTTCTTTTTCCTTGATGTACTTCTCAAACATCTTCCTTTCTTTCTCGTCTGCTTCTGCACCTACGATGATACAAGCCCATACAGTCATTATTACGAATCCTACTAATACTCCTATCAGGAACAGAACAAGTCCTCTCATCGTGTCTCCTTTTCATCCCACATTTGGGTTTTGAATGCGTCAATCTGTTTTTCATTGAGTTCCAGAGAACTGATTGCAATTCTCAAAGCCTCTGCGTCTCTCTTACCGATTTTGATTTCTTCACCCTCACAACCTAAGAGTGAATACAATCTCACAATGCTTTCTTTAATTGTCATAAACTTCGAACCCCACAATCTTATTTGTTTTGCCATAACCTCTGCCTTTGAATACATTTCCAACCTTAATCGGCTTAATCTTTCCCCATCGACTCAAATGAGAACAATGTTTCCAGATTGTCGGTTGGCTGATTCCTAAATCATTCGACATCTGAATCAATGTCAGTTTTGGTTTGCAACGCATATAACCAATCATCACACCCTTAGTCATTCCAAATGCTTTGACATCCTCTGTATCAATTTCAATTTTCATTTGATTTCCAACCTCGAAAGTTCATCTTTAATCTTTGGATAGTAAGTCGCCCATATGTTTTGTTCGGACATAAAGTTGTCCTCAGCCACCTTTGACACGGCTTTGCTGATATTAAGACCGTCGATGACTACTCTTGAATACAACTGATACTCAATGCCTTTCATCACTCTCAGGTTCTTTCCCATCTCGGACAGTAACTTTGACAGATGAGCCATTTCCTCTGTCAGTTTCTCAATCTCATCATCAAGTGACATCCCCGTTCTGCCGTTCTTTCTTGTGACTAAATCAAGGAATATCGACATACCATCGACTCCCCAGTTCTTCTGGACTCCTAATCCCTCGTAGTTCGGCGATTTAACACCGAGATACTTCACGTAGTATATTTCTCTCTTTTCTCTCAAATACGAATATCTCTGTTCACAACTCCTTAGATCAAGGAGAGTATTTGTGTAGTTTCTCATAATCGCCATTTCTTAAAGACCTCAACTTTCATATTTCTCCTTTCTATAAATCAAATAACTTATCAATGCTTTCCTGTATTATCTTTTCAAACCTGAACACCTCGTCAGAACCTTTGAATTTGATTCTGACGGTGCTTTCAAGTTCGGTTGATATGAAACTCACATCATCAAGGTTTACGATTACAACGTCTCCCGTGATGTCTACGAGTTTAAGAGTTTTACTTTTTGCCATACAACTTCTCCTTTATAGCCTCAAAGTCTTGAACTGCTTTTCCATACTCAGGCAATTCAAAGTCAGGCATTCGAGAACGATTTTCTTTCTTTAATATTTCTTTCTTAATATTCTTATTCTCTTTCTTATTCTTATTCTGTACCGTTACATCGCCGTTACGTAACGTTACTGTAACGTTACCTGAAACGTTACTTTCAATTTCTTTCTGTTTTTCACGGTACATTGAGACTCTTTTTCTTGTCTGTTCTCTGACTTTCTCCAGACCCTCGACAGATTGGTATTTTTCCCAATTGCTGATGAATATGATGTCATCAACGATTTCAATCATCCCGAATTTTTGGAACACATCCAATGCCATTTGAATTGTCGGTAGAGGTTCGCCAAATGCCGTTGATAACATCTGGTCTGTGTACGGTATCTCGTTTGTCAGATAGATTCTGCCATAGTCATTGACTGCACCGCCCAGACAGAGCAATTGCAACCAAATGACAATCAAACTATCGCCGTCAGGCAGAGTCCTGATCTGTTTAATCTTGCGGTTGTCAAACAATGCCGTGTCGATTTTTATCCATTTAACATCGTTCATTTTCTTTCTCCTTAGAACAGACTCATCTGTTCCCCCTCGAAGTATCTACCGAGTTTCTGAACAAGTTCGCCATTGTCTCTGTCGATGGTGTAATAAGAACCCGAATACTTTCTCGGGTATTCCTCAATGTGAACCCTGAATTGATTCTTTTCAAGGAACACTCTGATTTCCCATTCAGTCCCCATCGCCTTTTGCCAACAATGGAGAGTTGTTCCGAGTAATGAATTGGAATCCCACCGCATATTGATTCCGTTCTGTATCAAATACTCTCTTGTTTCTTTATTTGCTTTCATTAATTCGTCCGATAACATATTCATCTCCTATACTTATCGATAACATCCATCACCGTTGTGTGATAGTAAGGATATGCCCACGTCTTCAACGGTGAATAGTAGTATTCCTCAACCTTACATCGGCTGACATCAACCTTTCTGTCGCCTTTTTGAATCGACTCTTGGTGTGTGATGTATAGCACAATGCACGGGTGTTTGTAATTGTTTGCAATGTGTTCGAGCAGATGTCTTTGCCCGTCCTTTAAGGTGCCATAATTCGCCTGTTTCATTTCTCCGATTATCAGAACCTCTCGTCCTCGTTCATCTTTGCCGATAAAGATCATATCCAAATCCGATGGATGATTGTGCTCATCAAACATACTGGAGAAATCCATCTGCAACGTCTTATATTCCCAATTCTTAATCACAGATAGTTCCTTTTGAATTCCCTCATCCATTCATCGTGAGAATGCGTCATTTCAAACCTTTCCTGAGCGATCTTTCTCAAGTAGTTTGAATAAGGAATTCCGTTTGCTGAATGAACGGCGTCTTTTCCCCGAACGTGACAGTCAGGGCAAAGATATACCCAGAGACCGTATTTCTCGGACTTGTCTCTGAACGCACCGCCTACGATGTGATGTCTGTGTAAATATCCGCCTTTGCCACATTTGAAACAATACTTTCTATTGCTGATAACTGATTCAGTCATTTGTCCACTCCCTTTGTACTTGCGATTCTAAAATCTTGATTTGCAATTTATACACGTTGATTGCCTCGAGTGTCGCTTTATACAGAGCCTCTGATGTAATCTGTTCCACCTTTGCCCGTGCGACATCCTTTTTCCCTCGAGCAATAATCTGCAAATT